TTTAAAATGTCAAGTGTCAAAGAATCTAATTTTGGATTTATACCACAAGATCGTCCAACTTATGATGAACCATCACATGATTTTGATGTGAACTTATTTAATAATTGTCCTGATAATATTAATCTAGATGGTTTTAGACAATCAGAAAAATATTTTAAACATATTGAAGACGAGATAAGAGAAGACTTTACATTTAAAGATGACATATACGAACCATGTAAAGAGTTTATTAGTCAATATGGTGACAATATAATATTCATACATGTTAGAAGATCTGATTCTACGGGTAGAACAGAATATTTTCCGATTGCAGATATTGGATGGTTTGAAGAGATGTTGGAATACTTTCCAAAGGATGTTCCAGTTTTAATTTTGACAGATAAATTAGATTGGGTTAAGAGTCAAAAATTATTTGATCAAGATAGATTTCTTTTATCAGAACAAAGAGAATATTCTAAGAATTTAGTTTGGAATGGTAGAGGTAAAATGGAATACACATTATCACCTTGGATTGATTTGTGTTTGATGAGTTTATGTAATGGTGGTATTGTTCCAAACACAACTTTTGGTTGGTGGGGTGCATGGTTACAGAAGTCAAAAAACAAAAAGATTGTGTATCAACATCCATACTTTGGCCCTATATTCACTCGACAAAACGAGGCATACATACATGTAAGAGATATGCATCCAAAGGATTGGATTCGTGGACATCTCAAAGAAGAACATATTGATACAGTGTATACACCATCTGATAATGAAGTATAATGAAGATTGATTTATCTCAGGCAACATTTATTATTCCAATTAGGATTGAGTCTACAGATAGACTGAGAAATGTTATAACAATAGTATCATTTCTAGTAGAAAATTTTGATACTAATATAATAGTAAAGGAAGTTGATTCTAAATCAGTATTTGAAGAACAAGCAATGCCGATATTAGATGAAATTGTAGAGAATGGTATATGGAAAAACTTTAATTTTATTTTTGAAAGGAGTGATAAACCTTTGTTTCATAGACAGAAAGTTCTAAATGAAATGATAATGGAAGCAGATACGGATATAGTTGTAAATTATGATTGTGATGCGATTCTTCCAAAAGAATCATATAAAACTGCATACGATAATATTATGGATGGTAAGTGTGATGTTGTATATCCTTATGGACAAGGAATGTATCAGAAACAGGTAGCAGCAACAGATGAAGTCGTTTCTAATTTCTTAGATAAAACTGATTATTCATATTTGGATTCTGTTTCTAAAACACATACATCAGATTTTGGTTGGGTTCAATTTTTTAAGAGACAAGTATATATTGAAGGTGGTATGGAAAATGAGAATTTCAAAGCATATGCACCAGAAGATAAGGAAAGATTTTACAGATTCAAAACTTTGGGTTATAATGTAGGAAGAATTAATAATTATGTTTATCATTTAGAACACGCAAGAGGGGAAAACTCTTGGTTCTCTAATCCACATATGAAATCAAATATGGGTGAGTGGGAAAAGATTCAAACTATGGATAAACAAAACCTTTTGGAATATTATTCACAACAGGAGTATTTGAAAAAATATGTCTAAGAAAAAAGTTGCTGTTCTTGGTTCTAGTGGTCAGATAGGTGCATATCTTTTAGATTCATTAACAATAATACTCGTATGATGGCAAATGTATTTGGATATCTAGAACAATATAATAAACCATTTGTATTTGCATCATCTCAAATGAGTAACATGAGTTACTCTCCTTATGGTGTAATGAAAAGAGTTGGAGAACTATATACTAAGTCTCTAAACGGATTAATAGTTAAGTTTTGGAATGTCTTTGGAATTGAAAAGGACATGGAAAAAGCACATGTCATTACAGATTTTATTACAAAAGGATTTGAAACTGGTGTGATTGATATGATGACAGATGGTACAGAAGAAAGGGAGTTTTTATATGCTGAAGACTGTTGCGAAGCTTTGGAAACAATTATGGGTTGTTACGATCAATTCACTCATGATGACGAGCTTCATATCACTACTGGTGTCTCTACAAGCATTTTGGAAATTGCACAAAATATACAAACATTATTCAAAGGTATCGGTAAGGAAGTCAAGATTGTTCCGTCATCGTCGAAAGATGAAGTACAAAAAGATGCTCGTAATATACCAGACCCATACATTAAAAAGTGGTGGCAACCAAAAACAAGTGTAGGGGATGGTATTGCTAAAGTATTTGAGGTGATGAAAAAATGATTGGATTTGATTCAATAGGAACTATGGGACGTTTGGGTAATCAAATGTTCCAACATGCAGCAGTAAAAGGTATTGCAAGAAAACATGGATATGAATATTCAATACCACCAAAAGATCCTAGTTTACAAATAGATAATTATGGATTGTTAGATGCTTTTGAAATGAAAGGTGTAGACCGTATCAAGTATTGTTATAATCCTATACCTGCACAGGAAAGATTTTTTCACTATGACGAAGAGTTAATGGATAAATGTCCTGACAATGTAAATGTTGCTGGATTTTTCCAATCAGAAAAATACTTTGAACATATTGAAGATGAAATAAGAAAAGATTATACATTTAAGAGTAATTGGTTACAACCGTCACTTGATTTTATGAATCAGTTTGATGGTAAGGAAATTCTTTTTCTTCATGTGAGAAGAGGTGATCCAAATCTAACAGATAAGAGGGGATTTAAATGGGCATATGTAAATCTACAAGATCAACATCCAACACAACCAATTGAGTATTATGAAAAAGCATTGACATATTTTCCTGATGATATGCCAGTTTTAGTATTCTCGGACTCAATCGATTGGTGTAAAGAACAAGATATATTTCAACCTGATCGTTTTATGTTTTCTGAACCAGAAGATGTATATGATGATGGTGCATTAGTTCCTTATATAGATTTGTGTTTGATGAGTTTATGTAGTCATGCGATTATTGCTAACAGTTCTATGAGTTGGTGGGGTGCATGGTTACAAAGTAATCCACATAAGAAAATGATTGCACCTAAGATGTGGTTTGGTTCTGCATATCAGTTCCATGATACAAAAGATTTATATCCAAAAAATTGTATTGTTATTTAAATGAAAGCATTAGTTACTGGACATCATGGTTTTATAGGAAGTCATGTTTATGAACATCTCATATCACATGGCCATGAGGTTGATGGATATGATCGACCCTTTGATTTGGGTGATTTTAAAACAAATAAAAAGTATGATGTGGTAATACATCTTGCAGCAAATGCTGCGATACGTGAAGCAATTGAAAATCCTGATTTGTTCTGGGAAAATAATGTTGTAAAATCTAAACCAATATTTGATTATTGTAGAGATAATAATGTGAGATGTTTGTATGCAAGTTCTGCATCTGTGTATGAATGGTGGATCAATGCTTATGCAATATCTAAGAAAGTAAATGAGATACAAGCACCACCAAATAGTGTGGGTATGAGATTCTTTAATGTGTGGTCAGAAAAAGTAAGTCGTTCTGATATGTTATATCGTATGCTAGAAGAAAAAACTGCAACTTATCTTACAAGACATAAAAGAGATTGGATTCATGTTAATGATATTGTAACTGCTATTGCAACTTTGATTCCGAGTAGTTATACTGGAGTATTAGATGTTGGTACAGGAAATCCTGTATCAGTTATTGACCTTGCAACTAAAATGGGAATGGGACACTTACCTATTAAAGAAGATACACCAGGTGAAAGAGATATTACTTGTGCTGACATTTCACAATTAATGAAACTTGGATGGACACCAACAATCGATATTCTTGATTAATATGGACAAAAATAAATCAGCATATAAATTAAAAAGTTTACCACCAGTTTACTGTATAAACTTAGATGGTGAACCAGAGAGATGGTTCTACATGAAAACTCAATTTAAATATTGGGAAATTGAAAACTATACACGTATCTCTGCATATGATGGTCGTGAAGACGATTTAAGTGATATTATAAAAGGTAAGTATCCTGACAAGATGTCATCAGGTGAAGTTGGATGTGTGACATCTCATTTGAAAGCAATGAAAGAGTTTCTTAAAACAGAAGAACCTTACGCATTCATTATCGAAGATGATTGTGATTTCAATCCTGTAAGACACTGGAATTTTTCTTGGAGAGATGTTATGTCCAAGATACCATATGATTTTGATGTATTTCAAACTGCAATCATAAATCCTGGTCAATTATTTTTAAAGATGCATAAGAGATTTGTAAATGATTTTTCAACTGCATCTTATTTGATTACTCGTCACCATGCAACTAAACTTGTAAATCTTCATTGTCGTGGT